GGATTCGGTCGGGGATTCGGTCTGGTCTTCGGTCTGGGCTTCGGTCGGGGATTCGGTCGGGGATTCGGTCTGGTCTTCGGTCTGGGCTTCGGTCGGGGATTCGGTCGGGGCTTCGGTCTGGGCTTCGGTCGGGGATTCGGTCGGGGATTCGGTCTGGTCTTATATTGGTTCTTTATTTCTCCTAAAAGAATGGAAATATGTAGATTACAAAAAATTGAAAATCAGAAAAGGCGTTTATCCTTTTAAACCTGCTGTTGATTTGTGGAAACAAGGATTAGTGCCAAGTTTTGATGGGACTACTTGGAGATTGCACGGGGGCAGAAAAGCAAAGATACTTTGGGAAGGGAAAATATGAAGGAGCCAAAATGAAAAATTGGGAAGAAGAATTTGATGAGAAATTTCAAAACAAAGCAATTTATAGAAGCGGAGGCGGTGACGGTGGAAGCGGTGTTGGAAGTAGTCTTGTTAGACTAAGAGATTGTTTTTTAGATAAAGAACTTAAATCCTTCATCTCCTCTCAAATCAAGCTCGCCGAGAAACGGGGATATAAACGAGGAACTTTTGATGGAAGCGTTATTGACAAAGCCGAAGCCAGAGGGGCTAAAAGAATTTTAGAGAAATTAAAAGAATCGAATGCAAAAATGATGATTAGTGATGACGGAAATATAATTGGTTGTAAGCATATTAAGATAATCGAAGAAGAATTAGGGAAATTAAATAAATTGAAAGGAGAATGATGAGTAAAAAGATTAAACAAAATAATAAAAAGGGGATGAAGAGTTTTTGGGAAAAGGCAAAGATATTAAAAGACAAAAGAGGCAATAAAATTGCTATGAGAATTAGTAAAACTTTTAGACCTGAAGATTTGTGATTTAACCAAAAAAGGAGACGAAGCGAAAAAGATAATATGTTTTTTAAGGACAATAAAATACACCCTTAAAAACTTCGGTTAGTCAAAGCTGACTCTCCCGCCCTTGCTGGTTTTAAGAAGGAAGGAAACTATGATTATACCAATCGGTGATCGTCTGTTAGTTAAACCTAAAGTAGAAGAAAAAACCGAGGGAGGTATTTTATTAACCCAAAAAGACGAAGAGAAACAAGATTCGGGGACAGTTATTGCGGTCGGTGATGGCGAAGAGGTGAGAAGATTTAAGAAAGGTGATAAGGTGATTTATTTACGCTATGGGCCACAGGATATTCTTATAGATAAAGTTAAGTACGTAATTTTACATTATGACGAAATATTGGGAATAGAAAAATGAAGAAGATAAAATTGTCTCAAGGTAAATTTATGATATTGGATAATGACGATTATAAATTATTAAATAAATATAAGTGGTCTTTCAATGGTCGCTTTGATGATAAAAAAGAAGCTGCTCTTGCTTACGATAGGGTAGCCAAAAAATGTTATGGTAATTTTGCAAATTTAAATTTTAAGGAGGTAATCTAATGAGTAAGGAAGTTATTTTTGGTGATAATGCCCGGGCGAAACTATTAGAGGGGATTAATATCGTATCAAAGGCGGTTGGCGCTACTCTTGGCCCAAAAGGGAAAAATGCTATTTTGTCGAGGGATACAGCACCACCTATTATCACTAATGATGGTGTATCAATAGCATCATTTTTTAACAAAACTAAAGACCCTTGGGTTAATGTGGGGGTTCAGTCTATAAAGGAAGTCGCAACCAAACAAAACGAGCCGGGTGATGGAACAACAACGGCAGTAATACTTGCTGCCTCTTTAGCAAACGAGGGGGTTAAATACATTCTTTCTGGCCGGGACCCGATCGAGATTAAAGAAGGGATTGAACGAGCATCAAAAGAAACAATCGAAGCTCTTAAAAAAATATCAAAACCACTGAACTCTATTGAGGAGTTAGTCCAAGTGGCTACTATCGCGGTTGAAGATGAAGTTACTGGTAAACTTATTGGTGAAATGATGCACGAGGTTGGTAAAGACGGAGCTATTACAGTTGAGACTTCAAAGGATATAAAACTCGAAAAAGATGTCGCAAAAGGAATTAAGTTTGAGCAGGGTTTTATCACTCCCTATTTGATGACTAATCCCTTCAGACAAGAAGCGGTCTATGAAGATGTACCAATATTGGTAACAGATCATATAATTTCTATTAATGAGGAATTATCACCTTTAGCAGACGGACTTTTAGCTAAAGGCATTAAAGGATTAGTGATAATCTGCGATGATATGAAAAACGAAGCTCTAACTACGGCTGTAACAAATACAATTAAAAATATATTTTCGTTTTTAGTGATAAGACTTCCTGGACTTGATGAGGAGAGAACTAATCAAGGCGAAGATATTGCGGTGGCTTGTGGGGCAAAGTTTATTTCCAAAGATATTGATAAATTAGAGGATGTCACATCGCAGGATTTAGGTTCGGCAGAGAGAGTAATTTCAAAACACGATTATACGATTATCGTAAAGGGAGGTGGAAGTGATAAAAAAATAAAAGATAGAGTCAAAATCTTAAAGCAGGGTTATAAAGAAGCTATTTCGGACTTTGATCGAGATAAAATTAAAGAACGAATAGCGAGATTATCAGGTGGGATTGGAGTAATTAGAATTGGGGCGGCTACCGAGCAAGAGTTAATCTATAAAAAACACAAGATAGAGGATGCCTTAGCTGCCACAAGAGCGGCGGTCGAGGAGGGTATTGTGGCGGGGGGCGGTGTGGTCTTGCTAAGATTGGTTAAGGAAACTCAAGATTTAGGTGAACAAATATTTTATGAAGCGATAAAAGCTCCAATTAAAAAGATTGTTGAGAATGCTGGTAAAAATCCAGAGACAATAATTGAAAAGATTTTAGAAAATAAGAATTTGAGTTGGGGCTGGGATGCTAAGAAGAATGAATTTAAGGACTTGGTCGAGGCGGGAATTATAGACCCCATTAAAGTTACAAGAAAAGCAATTGAAAATGCGGTGTCAATGAGTTGCATGCTAATTAGTTCAGAGAGCCTAATTTGTGAAATACCAGATGACAATGAGACAAAAAAGCAAATGCCGGGGAGGGTGAGGTAAATATGGAAATTACTTTGAAGGATTTGGTAAATTTTGATAGATATATAAAAGAAAATGGTGGTAAATTTAATTTAGAAAATTTTTACGAATATCTTAAAGAGGAATATATTAAGGAAAAGTTGAGGGTAGAATGAAAAGTAAAACTTTGTTAATGCGACAAATAAACCAAGCTTCAAATGATGATGAAATTGTCATCCCAATGCAAATATCTATTAAAATAGCAATATTGGATAAACCAGAGGGAGAATTATTAGAATTACTTGACTATGAATTCGTGGCATTAAAACAGAGTGTATCGGAAGTATTACGAGATATTATTAACGGAGAAGCTAAAATATATTTAGATAAAGAGGAAAGTAATAAAAATAAAAAAGTTTATATTGTTTTACAGAAATAAAGGAGGGATAGATGATTGATGTAAGAATTACTTGCTGGGAGCAATTATTCCCCGAAGATATAAAGTTAATTGATATGATTAGGGCGATAAAGTTCGGTGAGATTACAATCAAATTACGAAATGGTAAGCCAGTGGTGATTGAGAAAGGTGTGATGACCATCAAACTTGACGAAGATACGAGAATGAAATGATTAAAACTTTTAAAGACTGTTGGTTTTTTGTATTAGGGCTAACTGGATTGGTTTTAATAATAATATATATTTTTATGGAGGAGTTAAAATGAGTAAGTCTTTTGGCACAATACCAGACCTAATCACGCCGATGCTCTATAAAAAATACGAGAAAAGTTTTGAAAGATTATCGTTAAATGCTAAAAAATATCTTGATAAACAATTTTTTAGGCAAAGAAGGATTTTACCGAAGAGATATGAATTAAAAATAAGACCGAATATAACTATTAAGGAGTATAAATGAGTATTTTTAAAAAGTTAAGCGGCGAATTAAATCCCAAAGAGCGAAGCGAAAAAGTAAATGAAGAGATAAATCAGATTTTGGTAAAGTATGGTTGTATAATGGATATACGCCAAAGTATCGTGGTTGTCCCGCTTGAGTCGAGAAAGAGTGAGAACGATGAGGCGAGAGAAGACTAGAAGAAGGCGTAGAAAAAACTTAAAGGGAAGAACCCAGAAATAATAATTCTTTAGGTTCTTTAATGAAAGCAATAATTAGTTTTACAACAACGGACTATCCTAAAATCAAACCTACTTCTACTGGAGCGGAAGTTACTTTTGAGATATATAATGTCAGTTTAGATCGGTTGAGGGAGTTAGTAGGCAAAAATTTAGAATTGGAGATTAAAAGTGAATGAACCAATAAATACTGGGGGAATAATGGTAAGGGATAGAACCGGAAGATTTGTAAAGGGTCATCCCAATATTGGAGGAAAGAAAAAAGGTAGCGTTCATACTTTCACTAATTTTAAAAATATAATTATTGCGAAATTGGAAGCAGATCCAAAGATGGCTAATGATATTGCTGATTATTATTTACATAATCCCCGAATGAAAGAGCTTTTATGGAAGATGATTGATGGTATGCCTCAAGGTTCTGCTCCCAATATACCGATAGATAATGCAATAATTATTCCAATATTAGGAGGGGTAAGTGTTAAGAGAATAGAAGTGAAAGAATCGGAGGGTGGAGATGCAAAAAAAGAAATATAATGCCGAATATTATCGTCAATATTATCTTGATCATAAAGATAAAAAAATTGCTTATAGTCGAGATTACAGAAAGATTAACATTAATAAGAGAAGGAAATATTATATAGAGACATTTGATAAATTTACGGACATGAGGTTAAAAAAGAAGTTTGGTATTTCTCTTGATGAATATAATCAACTCTACAAAAAACAAAATGGACTATGTGCAATATGTGGTAATCCTGAAAATGGCAAGAAGTTATCAATTGATCATTGTCATAAGACCGACAAAATAAGAGGTCTTTTATGTCAGTGCTGTAATTGGGGTCTCGGTAGTTTTAAAGACAATCCTAAATTATTAAATAAAGCGATAGAATATTTACAACAATGATATTTAGAGAAACCACCGCATTAAAAAAAATAATAAAGTTAAAAAAGCGTATTAGATTTGTGAATGGTGGCACAGGAGCAAGTAAAACTATATCTATACTGATGTGGTTGATAGATTATTGCCAAAGTTTAAAACAAGAAATGGTAAGTGTTGTTTCGGAAACACTTCCGCATCTAAAAAAGGGGGCAATTCGCGATTTTGTTAATATAATGACCGCTCACGGCTATTTTCAGGATAATAATTGGAACAAAACTGATTTTATTTACACATTTAAGGGCGGATCTAAATTAGAATTTTTTTCGGCAGATCAACCAGCGAAAGTTCGTGGCCCAAGAAGGGATGTTTTGTTTATAAATGAGGGTAATAATATTCCTTTTGATGTTTATACTCATTTAGAGGTTAGAACTAAAAAAATTATCTGGGTAGACAGTAATCCAACTCACGAATATTGGATGTATACCGAAGTTATGCCGAATAATGATATTGATTTTTTAACTCTTACCTATCTTGACAATGAGGGGCTTGATCCAAATATCATCCAGTCGATTGAGTCAAGGCGCAACAATAAGAACTGGTGGCAGGTTTATGGTTTGGGGCAGTTAGGCGAGCTTGAGGGCAGAATTTACAAGGGTTGGCGGATTATTGATGAAGTGCCTCACGAGGCAAGATTGGAACGCTATGGACTGGATTTCGGTTATTCAATCGACCCGGCGGTAATCGAGGCAATTTATTATTATAATGGGGGATATATTATCGATGAGAAACTATATCAAAAGGGTATTTCTAATAAAGTTATTGCCGATACTTTAAATAATTTAGATAAAGCTCTTGTGATTGCTGATAGCGCCGAGCCGAAGTCAATCGATGAGATTAGAAGTTATGGAATTAACATTATCGGTTCTGTTAAAGGTCAAGGTTCAGTGAGTCGGGGAATAGATTTTGTCCAATCTCAAAGAATATCAATCACAAAAAATAGTGTCAAAACAATCAAGGCATATAGAAATTATCTATTTAAAACTGATATTAATGGCAAAGTAATTAATGTTCCTGATGATACAATTCACGAATGGTCAAACCCGATGGATTGTCTCACGGGTGATACTTTAGTTAAAACCATTGATGGTGATAGGTTAGTTAAAGATATTAAGATAGGAGATTTGGTTTACACAAGAAAAGGACTTAAAAAGGTAAAAGATTCTTGGTTGGTTAAAAAGAATGCTAATGTTATAAAAATATCTTTATCAAGTGGTAGAAAATTGATTGGCACACCCAAACATCAGGTGTGGACTAAAAATCGTGGTTGGCAATGCTTGACAGATATTAGATATGGTGATATACTTGAAGTATGGAAAGAACAAGAGAACACAAAGGAAGAAAATATTTTATATATCCCAGCAAGGGAAAATATTATTTCTATAATGGGACTAATTTTTTACATCGCCAAATATGGGAAGATAATTTTGGAAAAATTCCTAATGGGTTTTATGTTCATCATAAAAATGGGAATAAACTTGATAATAGAATTAAAAATCTTGAACTCATTGATAAAAGAATTCACGGCAAAAATCATTGGAAAGAGCGAAAACCAGTTAATAAACAATGCGATAGTTGTGGGAGAACATTCCCGTGTTATACCCTTAGAGAAAAGGATAGATTTTGCTCCAACAGATGCAAGAGTCAATGGCGAAGAAGTAATAAACTTGATTTTGTCGAGAAAAAATGTCCACTTTGTAGCAAACAATTTATATCAAATAAATACGAAAATACCACATACTGTTCTCGAAAGTGTAGTAACAAAGCAAGGGTTAAAAGATAAATATACTGTTTATGATATTACTGTTGAAGACTGCAACGAATACTTTGCAAACGATATTTTAGTGCATAATTCAATTAGATATGGGATGGAATCATTAAGACCAAAAGATTGGGAGACAGAAAAGGTTTTAACGCCACAAGAAAGGATTTTAGTTCAGATTCAAAAACACGCCAGCCAAGAAGATAAATATGATGATGGTATTTCTATTTGAATGTGGTATAATATAGAAAATTAGATTTAAATAATTTTGTAGGGAAGAACCCGCATAACCAATGCGGGCTTTTTGTAAAGGAGAATATGGAATTAGTAATTATCATCGCCTTTCTTCTCTTTATTGGTTATCGTGAGTGGATGACGAACGAACACATTAAAGATTTAGAACTCAAAGCATTATCTAAAACTCCTCAAGAGTATGCTCAAATGAAAAATATAGAGCGAAAAGCGAAAGTTAATCCTCCTAAAGAAGAAGATGAGTTGGTTGACTTGGAGAGTGTTAATGTCACAGATGTTTTGAAAGGGATAAATAAACCATGAGTGAGTATAAGGGTATAGACGCAACCGACGAAGCTCTAACTGGCGATGACACCGAGTTTTTGGGGGTTCTTGGATCGTGGTTTGAAGCGGCTAAGAAGAATCGCCAGCAGAAGGACTGGGAATGGTATACTTATGATAACTATTATCGTGGTAATCACTATATTTTATTCAATAAACGAACTAATCAGATTGTTACTCCGCCCCGGCCAAAAGGCCAGATTAGATTAACGGTTAACTATATTTATCCAATAGTGCGGGCGATCAGAAACTTTGCGACTTCTTACCGGCCTAAGTGGGAAGTAGGGGCGAACTCCACAACTGAAGATGAGATAAACAATAATCGTAAGTCGGCCGAAACATTAGACAACTATTACGATTATCTTGAGATGCCTAAAAAGATTAAACAGGCGGCTAATCATGTAATCCAAAAGGGGTTAGGATATTTCCAGTATGGCTGGGATGATGAGGGGGTAGGATTGGATAATCAAAAAGGGGAAGTGGATGTGTGGGTTAGAGACCCGTTTGATGTTTATTTAGACCCGGCGGGGATGGAGACAGGCGATATTCAAAACTGTCGCTATGTAGATATTGTCATCTCTAAACCCATCCAAAATATAATCAACAATCCGAATTATAAGTTTGATAAAGAGGAGGATAAAGATAATATCTCGGGCGATACGGTGCGGGCGGCTTCGGAGTTTAAACAGATTATCATTAAAAACCAGTATGCCGATAACTTTGCTTCCAATAAAGAACTAAAAACCAAGATTCTACACGAGACTTGGTATAAAAAGAAAGTTAAGGACGAAACACAAGTTTGGATTGCCTCTTGGATCGACGGACACTTACTAAGAAATGAACAAACGGAGTATGACAAGTATAATCTTATTCCAATACCTTCCGATGATAATCCAAATGATATTGGAGGCGAGGGATATATCAAGAATTTAGTCCCAATCAACAAAGCTCTTAATAGATTAGAATCTCAAATTCTCGAATACAATAATCTCGTTAATCGAGGAAGACTTATCGCCGATAAAGATGCTGGAGTATCTAAGATTACCAATGAAACAGCTGAGATTATAGAACATAACGCCGGCAGTGAAGTCAAAGAAATGACTCACCCGGGGCTTTCGCCAGATATTCACGCTCAAGTAGCACGGTTGATAGATTATCTTAAGTATATTTCAGGGGTGGTTGACGCTTTTGTCGGAAATGCCCCACAAGGCGTAACGGCAGGGGTAGCCCTTGAATCTCTCAAATCTCAAACAGCTAACAACCTCCAAGATATGAAAGATAATTTAGAGATGGCTTTGGCCCAACTTGGAGAGGGTATCTTGGAGCTTATAGCAAATAAAGTAATAGTCGCTCGTCAAATCAAAACTACTGGTCAAGATGGCAAACCTTCTTCTTTTAAAATTAAGGGACAGGTGGGGGTTAAACCTAAAGAGCAACTGCCTGAAGATACTTATGTGATCGGTAATCAAAATCAAGTCAAAGTGATTATCGGTTCTGGTTTGGCCTACACCAGAGAGGGTAGGATCGCCCGACTTGATAAAATGTTAGAGCAAAAAGTCATCGCCCCATCTACATATCTCAAAGCTATCGAGTTTGGCGATGTGGATGAGGCGATTAAGGAATCCACTCAATCGCAATTTAATGGGGCAATGCTTGAGAATGTTAAGAGAACAGGTATGCCAGGCCAACCTATGCCAGGGCAAGGTGGTATGCCGGCAGAAGGTGGAATGCCACCCGAAGGTCAACCAGTAGCCCCACAAGAGCCACAACGAGATTCGTGGACTAAACTTGCGGATGACGAGAATAAAGCAATGTTAACGGGTAAAATAATCCCTCCAACTCCGAACGCTCCTAAAGAACATACGGCTATTCACATTGCTTGGAGTCAGTCGGAGGAAGTCCAAGAGAATGAACACTTAATGAAAGCGGTTTTTGAACACATTAAGGGGGAAGAAAAAAGTCAAGGATTAAATATAGAAGGAGTTTGACTTTCAAACACTGTAGGCATACAATAATGGTATGAGAAATAAACTAAATTTGGGAAAAAAGAAATGCCTTCAATGTGGAAAAGAAATTCAATTAAAAATAAGACGTGATATTACAAGAAAGACATTTTGTTCAAGAAAATGTTCCACCAAATATTCAAATCCATCGCAATATGTTAAATATGATGCATTGTGGAGACAGAAATTAAGAAAACCACATAAGATAACAGATAAATTATTGAAGGCTGCAAAGAATAGGGGAGATAAGTTAAGAGGTATCAAAAGAAATGGAAAATATATAGATTGTAAGTATTGCGGTGATACATTTTATATACAGGCAAGTAGAATAAATGGGATAATTGGTAAAAATGGATATATACAAAATAGAAGATATTGCAGTAATAAATGCCGATATTTGTCAACGAGAAAACCAGATGAATCAAAAACGGATAAAGTTAGACTAAAAGAGTGGAGTATAAAGATACTACAACGAGATAATCATAAGTGCATTGCTTGTGGTTGCAAAAGAAAAAGATTATTAATAGCACATCACATAAAAGAAAAATGGGAATATCCAGAATTAGCATATAATATAGATAATGGTAAGACACTTTGTGTATATTGTCATACAAAATACCACAAAAAATATTTAACAAAATTTATATTATCAGCAATCCATTTAAAAAGTTTAAAGGAGCCATATGAGTCAACAATTTGAATCTTGTGTTAGTGGCGGTGGCCGAGTAAGAACTAAAAAACTTAGTGGTGGAAAATTTATCCATATTTGTTTTCCAAAAGGTGGCGGATCATCAATAGCAGGTGAAGTAAAAACTGCCAAAAGTTCTGCCAAATCCACAAAAGGTGCATTTGTGCGAGCTGCCAAAAAATCTTAATTTGTGGTATAATAGTGGTAACTTAATATCGTAGGGAAGAACCCGCGAAAAAAATCGTGGGTTTTTTGTAAATAAATAAGACGAACCTTTTAGAGTAGTCGGAAGACGAACTCTAAAAGAAAGTCAGAAAGGACAACATGTCAGACGATGCGTCTAACGACGATGTCAAAGACCCTGCGGATGCAGGGGACGATCAAAAAGTAACTATCGGCGATGTCGAAATGACAGCCGATGAGGCCAAAGATTTGATCGAGAGTGGTAAGAGCTTCAGGGAACTAAGGGAGAAGTATCCAGACATTGATTGGAAAGAAATGCCGGCTGAATTTACAAAGCGAAGTCAGGAACTCGCAGAGTTCAAGAAGCCGAAAAAAGAACCTGAAAACTTAGAACCTGATGAAGAGAAAAGGCGCAAACAGATTGACGATTTCTTCGCTGATCCGTATGTGCAGGAAAAACTTAGTTCAAAACAAAAAGAAAAAGAAGATCAATTAAGAGAAGATTTAGAGTTTAACAAAGTAATTGAAAATTTAGAGGCAGAGTTTGACGGTTCGGATGGTAGACCAAAGTTTGTTAAAAAAGATGTCTTGGAATACGGGATGAAAAATCAATTGTTTAATCCCAGAACGGCCTATAAGGAAATGCACGAGCAAGAATTGGATGAGTGGAAGTTGAAACAGACGCTTGAGAAGAAACGGCCAACCACCTTCTTTGAAAAAAGAGGCGGAACTGGAGCAAAACAGCCTGATGTCAAGACGCCTAAAACTTTTAGGGAAGCCACCGAAGCCGCACTCGCCGCCGAAGAATAATGAAAGGAAAATATGGCAACAGATTTAACAGGTCAGCAAGTAGGTTCTACTGGCACTTACTTTGATGACGCATTAAGGATTCACTATCAGCCAGCAATTAGGACGCAATTCCCGCAGAAGTCAGTCCTTTTACAGAACCTCGAAAGAGGCGATGCAAAAAAGATTGATACTTCTGGACAATTCGCAAGAATTACCCTGCAAAAAGCGCTTCACCCTTCAGTTGGCGCAAAACCCGAAGGTAAACCACTCCCAAACAAAAGCTATACTCGTTTGGAAACAACTGATGTGTATATGAAGCAGAATTATGGAAGAATCGAAATTACAGGAAATGTAATGAGAGCTTCAAGAGACAATCGTGGTTCAGTTATGAAATCCTTAGAAGTCGAAACAGAAGCAGTTACTAAGGCTCTGAGAAACGATGTCAACCGACAGCTTGCTTGTGGGAATGGCACTGGTCAATTAGCGTTATCAAACGGTGATCCTGATAGCGGGTGGAGCGATGTATACACTGCTGCTCTTGATTCTTTACTTGGAATCGCCTTTACAACCCCTTCAAGCATTGGTTCAGAGGTTGCTCCTACTAAATACTTTGTAGCAGGTATGGAATTTGATATGGGTGACGCTACTACCTACACAACGATTGATGTAACAGCCGCAACAGTTACAACGGTCAACTCTGCGACAGGTATGACGGTTTCTACTTGCGCAGGTGGCGATGATAACGGTTACTTGATGAGACACGACGCCGCTGCTTCCGAAATAATGGGGCTTCGTGGGATTATTGATGACTCTGGTCATCTTGATACCTTACAAACTATCACTCGTTCAACCGCGGGCAATAACTACTGGAAAGCATCTGTCGTTGACTATGGTTCAGCCGCCGCTCCTGCGACCTTAACTGAAGCATATATGCAGGAAGCACAGACATTGACTGAAAAGAATGATGGCGAAGTTTCGTTTGTTTTGACCACTTATGGACTTCGAGATTCCTATGTCACGATCCTTCAGTCAGACAAAAGGTTTGTAAATACCACAGAATTAAAAGGTGGATTCAAATCAGTAGACTTTAACGGCACGCCGCTTACTCCAGATAAAGACTGCACACCTTATACGATGTATTTCGTTGACAAAAGCACTTTGGAACTTTATGAATCTTCACCTATTACTTGGGCTGATGAAGATGGTTCGGTGCTTTCGAGAGTTGCAAACTACGACGCTTATGAGGCATTTCTTTACTACTACGCCAATCTTGGGGCGAATAACTGTGTGAAGAACGCCTGCCTAAGTTATGTCCAATAATTCCTCCATAAAGGATTTTTGGGGAAGTTTGGCGGAGTTCTTCCATAAATAAACCGTCTTAATAAATTAAAGTATCTTTACGAAAGTAAAGGGTAAACTATGAAAGGTTTAAAATGATTAAGAACAGAAACATCGCCTCAGACGCAGGAATAGATGTAACTAAAATTATCGGGTCTGATGTCGGTGAGGTTAGGTATGTATGTAGAGAGAATACGAATTCACACGCTATGTTAAGAGGCAGAGTTAGTCCAAGTATGTTATATACCTGCGATGGAACGGCTGATGAAGTCCAAATTAACCAAGCTATAACAGCTTCAAAAGGTGGCACTAACTCTTACATCTATGTATTCCCAGGTGCTTACACTTTAGCTGCGGCAATCACTTTTGCAGGTAAATCATCAATGCATCTTATTGGCGCAAATGGTTTGAATAGAACAGTTGGTACTAACGGCGCTGTTGCTTTAACGCAAGGTGGTAGTTGTGTGGGTATTACAATGGAAGCATATGGAGAAGTTGCAGGATTACAGATAATCAACAAAGCTGGTTATGCAGCAATAGATGTTCCTGCAAACATCTGGAGAACAAACATTCATCACAACACATTTTGGATGACACAAGGTTCTGCGTGTTATATCGTTGCTGTTGGTAGTGCCGCTTCCTATGGCAATATAAGTTACAACCGATTTTCTACTGGAACAGGTGGTGATTTTACAGCCGTTATAGGTTCTTCAACGGGAACTGGCATAGATATCATTGGAAATCACATAACTATTGTATCTGGGACAGTCACCTATGGTATTCTTGCACAAGGAGCACAATGTATGGTTGCCGATAACTATATTTCCACTTGTGGTAGTTTATGCACAATCACCCATGCTATTGATATTTTGACGTCAGGCGCAGCGGTAAATAACAGATGTGCTGTTGCTACTACACTTGGAATTAATGGTGGGACTGCATCAGTTTCATTTGTTGACAACAGAGATGGTGCTTCCGGTGGTGCTTCTGCGATAACCACATAGAATTAAGAGATAATTATGACTAACCTGGACGTTAAATTTATGTGTCCAAGATGTATGGGAACTGGTTTTGACAATACCAGTATAAATAGTGGGGAGTGTATACCGTGCGCAGGTTCAGGGTATATAGCAAAAGATAAAATTGATATTACCGACCTGCAGGCAGATATCGACAAAATCCTCCGCAGACTTAAAAAGATCATGGACAAATTAGAAATTAACGAATAGAAAGGAAACTATGAAAGAAGTAAAAAACACATCAGGTATAGAAGTTCAAGTTCAGTTTGATGGAATGCAAATTTACTTCCAACCGGGCGAAGTTAAATCCTTTAATGAAGGTCCTGCTGCCGAAATTGTCAGAGAAGGCACGGGATTAGAATTTGTATCAGAGATTGTGGAAGCTGTTGTAGAAGAAGTTGCACCGAAAGTTAAGAAAGAAAAGATAGTTAAGGAAGAAGTTGTGAAAGTAGAAGAAGAACCCAAGGAAACAAAATAATGATTTCACCTAACTTTATTAGCCAAATGAAGCGCTTAGACAAAACCTTGACTTTAAAGTTGGATAAAACATTAGGACGATATGTAATATACCGCAAGGATAGGCAGAACTACCCCCGCGAAATACTCGTAATAGAGCACGCCGGGGAGTTCTGCTATCCAAACCGGGGACACATTGAAAAACTTTATAAGATGGATTCGTGGCAGAATAAAAACTTGATCAAAGATATGGACGAACACAATAATCAGATAGACATAGAAGGAGATGAGAAGATCCATAGAATATCAGATGAAGTTTCTAAAATTGCCACGCGCACGAAATTTTATTAGAAAGGACTATTATGCAAAAACAACTTAACACTTTAGACGGATATGAGGTAGCAGTTTCTGCACCTGCCGCCTTTACAGGGACTTCTGGTGCTCACGGGGACAAAGACACCGCCAGCGGCGCTTGGACTATATTTCAGGTCAATGGTGATGTGGTTTTAAGAATATTCGGTGTATGCACTACAAATGTCGTAGGGACTTCCGGAAGTTTAGAAGTTGGAGTCACGGGCAACACCGCCGCTCTTATAGCACTGACCACCGCTACAAATATAGATGCGGGCTGTTTATGGAGCGATTCTGCACCATCAGTTGGAGTGGATCTTTGGTCAACTGTTCTTGGGCCTTATGTAATCGTAAATGGATTAGATATTATAGAGACTACCAAAACAACTGATTTAACAGCCGGAGTTATTTATTATGTCTGTCTTTGGAGACCATTGAGTCCAGGATCATCAGTTAAGGGAGTGCCGATTACTGGTGGTGCTTCTGTAAGATTTGATAGTTAGGAGTAATATGCTTAAACAAATTCCAACTTTAGATGGTTACGAGATAGCGGTAGCGATACCGGATGCTTTTGGTGAGACAAGGGGTGATTTAGGAACTCCTATTGATTGGATTTTATTTCAAGTAAACGGTGACGTATTGGTGAGAATATTTGGGGTATGCACGGCTGATTTAGTTGGTGAGGCAACTCTTGAAGTAGGAGTTGCGGGTAATACTGAGAAACTAATAGCTCGAACAACCGCTACCAATATTACTGAGAATAAAATTTGGAGTGATGCGACGCCTACTCTGGGAGTGGATACATTAGCATCAGTTCTGGGACCTTATCTAATAGTCAATGGCGCAGATATTATTGAGACATTCGAAGATGCAAGTATAACAGAAGGAAACATATACTACATTTGCTTATGGAAGGCAATCACACCCGGTTCAAATGTTATTGGATTACCTATAACAGAAGGTGCTGATATCAGGGGGTATTAATGCCAACATTCACATCAGACAAAGCTCAAATATCCATAAGTAATAAAAAAACTTCTATTTATGGGAATAACCAGTCAGCATCTGAAGGTAGGGATTTACCTTTATTATTTGATCAAGGATATTTATTTGACGATGGGCATTACTTTGACAAAGGTAGACCTGGTTCAGTAGTCAGTAGTGATAAAGCTAAAATAAGTAATGTATTTGATAAAAGTTTAGTTAACCGAAGCGATGATAGGGCAAAAATATCTTTTAAAAGAGAAAGGACTTAGATGGGTGCAGGCCAAAGTTTATTTCCCACATCGATAGACGACAATGGCGTAAAAGACAGTTCGACTGAAATCACCAGCACAATTTACAACAATCACTCCGAGCAGATTGAAGCGATAGAGACGAAAGTGGGAGTTGATAGTTCGGCAGTTAATACTTCCTTTGACTATTTTCTAAAACACGCCTCTGGGGCTTATAGAACTCATACTCACGACGCCTCATCTGACGATGGTGCTAATATACCAGAAGCTAATTTAGATTTAACTATTACCGGAGCCATCGTAGGAACAACAGACGCTCAAACACTTACCAACAAAACATTAACTAATCCAATAGCCACGACTCAAGCGCTAACAGATGGGACTAGTATCGCTTGGAATATGAATTTAGGAGAAGTGGCGACCGTTACTCTCGGAGGAAACAGAACCCTATCTAATCCGACAAATATGAAAGTAGGAACTTATATTTTAAAAGTAACTCAAGATGGCACGGGTTCAAGAACGCTGGCATATGGAAATGTTTATGAATGGCCGTCAGGAACCGCACCAACACTTACAACAACAGCGGCGGCAATAGATATTATATCTTTTTATTGCGACGGGACATATATGTATGGAAATTGTTTAAAGGCATTTGCAGTCCCAGCTTAAAGGAATTTTATGTTACATCCATTATGGGGAACATCAATTAAGGCAACCGGTGGAACAATCACATATTCGGGTGGTTATACAATTCATACTTTTACAAGTAACGGTAATTTTGTGCTAAACGAAAATTTGACCGTTGATTATCTTGTTATTGCTGGAGGCGGTGGTGGTGGTATGGGTCATGCGAGTTATGGTGGTTCGGGTGGAGGGGGTGCTGGAGGATACATTTATGAAGCATCTCACGCCTTAACCGCTGGAACTTATGGGGCAACTGTCGGTGCATTAGGGGCTGCAGGTGCTGCAGGTGCTCCTCATCAAGGCAGTGATGGTGGACAATCAATTTTTCATACTTCTACCGCAGTCGGTGGTGGTGGAGGTGGTGGGGCTTATAATTCATCTACAAATAGTGGTAGGACTGGTGGTTCGGGTGGTGGTGGAGCTCATCTTAATGGTGTAAAGGGTAATAAGACTACTGGTCAAGGATATGACGGTGGCGCTGGAGGTGACACTTCTCCTGCAAATGGTGGTGGAGGCGGGGGTGCTGGCGGTGCTGGGGTGGACTCAGAAGCTGGCAGCACAGGGGGTATAGGAGTGGCCAACTCTATTTCGGGTGCTTCGGTTACTTATTGTGTTGGTGGAGGTGGCGGTAAATGGACTACTTCTCAGGCTGGTGCCCCCGGAACAACATATGGCGGTGGAGGAGGCGGCGCCTCCGCCAATGGTGGTTCCGGTAAAGACCCTACGGATGGAGTCGCAGGTGTAGTAATAATAAGATATTTAACATAGAAAGGAATTAAAGTGACAATTGAATGTCCATTACCCGACATATCCGAACCCAAAACTTATTTAACGGCTTCTGTTGCGGCCGCAGGGACTGCCTTAACTGTCGCTAACAATGCAGGATTTGTGGCTGCTGATTATATTGTTATTGGTAAATCTGGACAAGAAGGAGCAGAACTTCACAAGATTTCAACTGTTGCAACAACCGTGACTATTAATTTAGTCGGTGATGCTATGAGTGCGGCGGCTTCTGTAAATACTTGGGTGACCTTTATTAAGTATAATCAGGTTAGATTTTATTTGGGCGACTGGTCGGCAAGATATTCAACTGGGACTATCTCAATTAGTAAGAACTCGGCGACTTTAACAGGTTCGGGGACGACTTGGACGGCTCTTACCACTGCTTACGCCCTCCTCTTAAACGGCAAATGGTATGATATTAAATCGGTGGACTCGGCGACCCAAATAACTTTAACCGAAAACTACACCGATGAGGATTTGGAAAGCGCCGACTATGCTTTAGTCCAGTTTACTTCTCAAAATACTTCCAGTATTGCGATTACTCAAGAGAGAACTACTTGGGACGATACCGACGCTTTGGCAGAGGATTATTACAGGACTGATTACTATAATTCAACTTCAACTCTTGCCTCAACTAAATCCTCTATTATCTCCGCCGCTGAAGTAGAAGGATTTACTGAATTTGCTTTAAGAAGTTTAGAAGACCAAGTTCTATCCGACTTAAAAGACCCTCAAGCCAAAAGAAGGACTCGTTCCGAGATAGACCGAGATATAAACGACGCTATTAGAGAACTGGTTAATGCGATTGTCTCTGATGTTCAAGAGGATTATTTAAGCGCTTACGATACGATTGATTTTGACGCTTCAAGAGGAGAATATCCTTTGTTTGATGATTTTAGAAAACTAACTTCCGTTTGGATTTCCTATAATGGCACAGATTACGATAAGGCAACGCCGATGAGAATATCCGATGATATTCCTGATGCTGATTATGATGAAAGCGATCCGAGATATTATATCAGAGACAATGTTATCGGGGTAAAACCAGAGCCGACTGCCGCCGTAACGACTGGAATTAAGATGTGGTATGAGCGAAGAATACCTTCTTTAAATTATGAAGGATCGGAACTACCATATCTCTTAAAAGATTTTAAGAGTTCTATTGTTGATTATGCTGTCGGCAAAGGAACGGATGATAAGAATGAATCTATAAAGAGAATAGCAATGTTTGAAAATGGTAAGAAAACGATGGTGAAGACTTTGAAAGTTCGTAACCCTGATATGACTCGAACCGTAGAAGTTACAAACGACCGGGATCTTTATTTATGAATTGGATAAATTATTTTAAAAGGATATAGTTATGAGTCAAGTTTTATTCAAGTCATTTTCTTTAGCAGACGGATTAAATTTGGGCGTTAATCAATATTTATTGAAAGCTGGTGAATGCACCGAGGCTCTTAATTGCGATTTTAATATAATCGGTGAATTGGCAAGATTTCCCGGCTTTTCAACTTACGGCAATAAAATATCAACTTCGGCTATTTTAGGTCTATATGATTTTAAAACTATTTCTACCAGTGTTAGCAAGTGGATAACTAAAAATGCTACTAAACTTTACTATGATAATTCTGGTACTTGGGCTGATACTGGTGCTACTGTAACTACCGCCGAAGATATAACATTTTGTACTCACTTAGATACTTTAATAGGTGGAAGTATTTCAGACTCACCGCTTAAATCTACTAATGGGATTTCATTCTCTACTCTTGATGGATCTCCGCCTAAAGCTAAATATTGGATTACTTTTGACAACAAGGTTTATGCGTTGAATCTAGCATCTTATCCTTACAGAATTAGGTGGTCTGATGATGGAACGATTGAAACTTGGACATCAACTAATATACAAGATGTTGCGACTAATATCGGTGTTGGTGATGAGATAACAGGTGGGACTGTTAATAATAATAATTTACTTATATTTAAAAATTATTCCACTTGGAAGTGGGATACTTACGAACTCCGAACTCTAAATACATCCGTCGGTTGTCGTGCGCCTAAATCAATCGCCACAATTGATGATTGGACTTTTTGGCTCTCACATAAGGGAGTGATGGCGACTAATGGCGGCAAACCTTTTAGAATATCTAAAGCAGTTAAACCTTTTATTGACGGAATCTCTGATATTACCACACCAGTCGGTTGGGCAGAGGATAATTTTTATTATCTTTATATCGGGACTTCTAATTCAGTTACTAATTGTCTCTTAATTTATGACTTTGATAATAATGTCTGGTCTTATAAGAGTATGCCCGATGTTGTTAAGATGGCGGCGATACTGACAACTTCAGGCAATGTTCGCTCGGCTTACTTTGGCGATGACGCTGGACAGGTGTATAAATTCAAAACAGGATTAAATGATAATTCTGATGCTATACCTTTTAAGTGGGTAGGAGCACCGCAAATGTCAGGATACCCTCAACTCCAAAAAGACTACCAATACTTATATGTCTTTTTAGATAGAACTGCCAAATCAGGAATAGATGTATTATATTCTATTGATTTTGAGGATTTCAAACCCTTAGGAACGGCTTACAATACCGTATCGGAGTTGGCTTTTCCTCCGGGGACAAGAGGACATAATATAAGGATTATGTATTCTACAAATTCTTTAAGTAGCCAACAGACTATCCTTGGTCATTTAGCACTTGGAGAAATCTTGCCCGGGCGTTTGGGTTCTGTTGAATAGGAGCATAATATGCCAATAGGTGTTTACCCACGAAAAAAAACTCAAGGTTTTCAAAGAGGATATACTCCTTGGAATAAAGGACGACCTGTTGAGGAAATAGTTAGAAAAAAAATAAGTGAAAATCATTCTCGTCATACGTTAGGCAAACATTTATCAGAAGAAACAAAGAAAAAGTTGAGCATATCATTAAAGGGCAGAATCTCTTGGAACAAAGGAAAGAAACTTTCAGAAGAACATAGAAAGAAATTAAGTTTAGCAAGAATTGGAAAATATTGTGGCGAGAATAGTCCTTCATGGAAGGGTGGAATATCTTTTTTACTATATACTACCGACTAGACAGAAACTTTAAAAACGAGTATTAGACAACGAGATAAATTTGTCTGTCAAATTTGTAGTAAGAATGGGTGGATAGTTCATCATATTGATTATAATAAGAAAAATTGTTGTCCTGATAACTTAATTACACTTTGTGGAAGTTGTCATGCGGGAACAAATAATAATAGAAGTTATTGGATAAAATATTTTCAAGAAAAGAGGCTCGGCGATGTCAAGTGAAATTAAGGCAAAAGAAGACCCAACTTACGAAAATTTAGGGTATGATCCTTACCTTACCAGAAGTTTACAAAGTTTAGACCCTAATTATCAAACAAGTGAAGACTTTAATTTAATGACAGAAGGATCGGCAATCGGATCAGCGATGATGGAAGGAACGGTATATGCTAAAACTATTATTGTTAGAGAAGAGTCAACTAATTTAGATAGACTTATTCTCGGATATTATAAAGATGGATTTTAGGAGAAATAATGGGCAATTTTGGCTTAAAAGTTTCACAACAAGGTTATGATGTTAAAACCTGCGCTGATAAAGAAATGCTTTTACATAGTTCATTTAAGCACCTTAAAATATATATGGAAGGAAGTTTTACTGGTAAAACAGCAGGCCAGACGATCGCTACTCATAACTTAGGGTATGTACCGATATTTTTGGTATATGGTATCAGTACTAATAGTTATGTAATGCCGACATTTTTAGAAGATATGGTTTATTATTCATCACCACTGGTAAATAGCACAAACTTAATACAAGGGGCTACTCCACTAACTTCTGGTTATTATTATATTTTTCAAGAACAATTAAATCAGAATTATTCACCAGTGAATGTTCAGACGACCGCAACATCACAAGGAACACAGGTGGCGGATTATGGAGTAAAGGCATCTAAATCAACTTATGATGTAAAAACTGCTACGGTTAAAAATCTTATTATGACCTCTGGTAGAAAAGCAGCGGGCGAAGAGGCGAGATTGCATATCGTCCATTCAATAACTACTGGTGATTTGCCCGGAGTAGCTGGTAATACAACCATAACTCACAATCTTGGATATGTGCCAATGGTATTATGGTATTTATTACTTGACCCCGCTACAAGATGGCAGATGGTAACGAACGCTACCGATAGTTCAATATCAATAACGACAACGACAACAGTTTTGGGGTTGACTGGATATACTGGTAAATATGCGTGTGTAATATTTAAAGACCCATCTTTTTAGGAGTTATCTTGGCGAATTATGGATTAAAAATTTCAAAAGATGGAGTAGATGTTAAGACTGCAACAGATGATCAGTTAGTTTTTACAACTAAATATTCTATGCTTAAAATCGCTAAAGTTGGGACATTGACATTTAATTTTACAACCAATTATGCCGAGACAAATAATTATACATTAGGAACTGTTGCTCACGGATTTGATTACACACCAGCGTTTATAACTTATTTTAATTTTAATTATATTGCGAGTCCCTATTCTATTTTACCTTTATATTTATTTAATGGAGATATTTTTATGGGAAATTATACGGAGGCTGCTTTTACCGCCTATACCGATTCGACCAATATTGTTTTCCGGCTAAGTATAAAAAAGACCGGATCGGGTAAGACATTCGCTTTTAATACAAAATCAATAATTTACAAATACTACATCTTCGCCGATCCTGGGGCATAAAAAATAATTTTACAAAATATGATATAATAAGACAAAGAGAAGAACTCAAGTCGCAAAACTTGGGTTTTTTGAAAGGATAACTATGGCTAAAGCATCATCAGCTATCAAAGCCGCTTACAAGAAATTACTTGGTAGAGCCCCAGACCCTTCTGGAATTGCTTCTTACAATGATTTAAGTCAATCGGAAATAGAGAATGCAATCAGACAATCAGCAGAATACAAGAGTAAAACTGGCGGAGGTGGGACTAATTACAAAGCCATAGTAACCAAAGCTTATAAAGATATTCTTTACAGGAATCCTGACGTTGGTGGTCTCCAAAATTATATCAATTATCTTCAAAGTGGCGGCAGTGAAGCAAATTTGAGAGAAATCCTTTCAGGTTCTCCTGAAGGACAAACTGCTCCTTATAGAAAGGCTTACCGTGATTGGTATTCTATGGAGCCAAAACGTCCAAGCAGTTATCAATACACTCCCGAAGAAGAAGCGGCAGACTGGAGAACTGCAAGAGAAACAGATAGGCCTTATTTTCAAGAGAAGGCGACAGAATCAGGGGAAGAATATAAAACTGCTCTCCAAAATGCAAGGCAGGGATTTTCTCGCAGAGGACTCTGGGGTGCGGCGGCAACTACTCCTACGGCCCAAATTGACCCGACAACTGGATTAAGCTATACAACAGATACTCCTACGGGTATTACTGGGGGGCCGCAATCGGGATTAAGACAAGTGGGGGAGCAGAAATTATCTGAAGTCAGTCAAAGACAGAATACTGCCTTCGGTCGGGCATACGAAGAATCTACTAAATCCACTAGCGAAATGCTTCAAAATCAAAGACGTGGTGTATATCAAACAACCATTTGGGACCCATATCAAGAACAAAAACAAACTTGGCAAAATTTATTAAGCAAATATTTATACGGGTTAAAATAGGAGTTAAAATGGCCACAAATACTCAAGAATTAGAAACCGAATTAGAACGCCAGCAAAAAAATTATCTTTCTCGATTAGAGGGGGCGGGGAGACTTCCATCTATCATCTCTGAAGAATGGCAAAGAGCCGGCGGGGCGGAGACTGCCAATTTACGAAGAGAAGAAGCTGATCTTTTAAAAAGCTATGTTTCTGCTGGGGCCACGGCATTAGAAAAGAATAAAAACATTTGGGATCCTTATGCCAGAAATAGATTTGTGGCACAAGATGTGGCGCAAGCATATGCTCCTATAGCTGATATTAGAAGTGAACTGGCGATGAGAGCAGAGGCGTTAGGTGTGGCTACAGCAAGTGCAACGGCGATGTATGGAGCAGAAACCAGTAGAGCCGCCACAGGATTAGGATTTACGGAATCTGCTTATTCAAGAGCTTTAAGTAGGGAACAAGAGGCCAGGAGACAAGAAGAAAATAGAATCGCTGAAGAAACTCGTCAGAGAGAAAGGGCAGAGGATTTTGCCAGAGCGGCGGCAAGATCAAGTGGAGGTGGAACTAAGAAAACAACTCAAGCAAAACCGAAAGATGATTTAAAACAAGATATTTCTGATAATTTTGAATATTGGGTATCAGAAATTAAAGCTACCCCAACTGAGGGTTGGACGGAAAATGAACTACTCCCCGCTCTCTATGAACATTATCTACCATTAGGACTCACCAGAGAAGAAATTAAAAAAATGGTCTATGATATTCGTAGTCCTTATGAAGAAGAAGGTTACTTTTAGGGAGAAATAAATGGCGAGATTAGGCGTGATTAGCCGGCGAAAAGAAGATGAAGAAGAAGCAACCTATGAAAGACCTTCTGGCAGGTTGGGCGTTATTGGTAGTCGGGGATATACTGGCGTTGGAACGACTCAGGCCACAATAACACCCGCTCCTCAGCCAACCCAATTTCAACCTCAACAACAATCTTGGTTTCAAAGAATGATACAAAGCCCGAAATTAAACTTTGCTGATAGATTTACTCAAGCTATATCACCACAAAATGTCTCAAAAGCATATCAGAAAGCCAAAACTGCGGTTGTGGGAATTCCGGGAGAGCCTCAACCAACCGTAAGAGCAGTTTTAAAAGAGCTTCCATCCGTAATTGAGGAAGGGACTCGTCAATTTACTGGAGGAGCATTAGAACGATTGACTAATGTAGCACAATCATTATCGCCTGTTAGTGTTGCTCATGCTCCTGCACCTGGGGAAGAAATAAAACCTCAATTTAAAACCCCAGCAGAAGTTTTTCCTTCAACCGTTGGGGTTTCTCCAAAGACTACTGCAGAAAAAGTAGCACGAGGTGCGGGAACTATGGCTGGTATGGCCCCAGAATTTTATATTCCAGGGTTAGCAGAGGAAGCTATAACTGCTAAAATCGCTACAAAAATTCCCCAAGCAACAGGTCTTCTTATGAGGGCAGTAAGGTCTACGGCAACCAGAGCACCTGGTATGGCAGCCGCTGGTACAACTTTTGAGGTCCAGGAAAAAGCGATTGAGGGTGAAATGCCCACTGTTAAAGATGTTGCTAAAGAAGCTGGTCTGTGGACTTTGTTTTCCCCAATACCAGGGTTTATGAAATGGGCTTCCAAAACTAAAATAGGAGCAGGAACTGTTAATCAAATTGAAGAACAGGTGATAAAAGAAATTACTAAACCCACTAAAAAACTTCCTGAACCAGTCATACCAGAAGTCAAACCAAAAGCGGAAATGCCAGAGGTGGTGGCTCCGAAACCAGAGGTGGCAAGACTGGCGGTAGATACTCCCACTGGTAGAATCTATACTTCGTTATCACCAAAAGAACAATCTTTTTTCAAAGATGAAGTTGAAAATCTTATTCAAACAAAAGGCAAAAAAGTATTACACTTAGACTCCGGGCCAATTGGTGAAGCAAAAGAATTAAATCGTCAAGATTTCTTTAAAATTTATCCAGAAGCTCAAAAATCATTTAATAAATTCAATCAATCCCTAAAGCCAGGAGAGGTGGGGGGAGTAGATAAAGTAACCTATGATAAAAATTTTGCAAATAAAATAGATGATTTTAACAGACAAATAACACAATTAAAAAGTAAGTTAAAGTTTACTCCAAGTGAAAGTTTAAATTCATCATTCTATGATAATAAAACTGGTAATTATAGATTTTTAACAAATGTTGAGAAAAATACAGAAACAAACTTACAGAAACAAATTTACAAACTCCAAGATGAAAAAAGGACTTTTAATAATTCCTATTCCCCTCCCGTCAGTGGGGGGGCTAAAGTAGGAGAGGGGGCTAAAGTAAAACCATCTGTTATACCTGAAGTAAAACCGAAAGTAGAGTTACCAGAAGTGGTGCAAAGTATAACTGGACAGAAAACAGGTTTATCTAAATTGGGTGGATTGCCTGCACCTATTAGTAAAGAAGGATTTATTGGCAATATACGAATGAATAAACTTGATTTAACCCCAGAGGCCAAGAGCCAATATCAAAATACTTGGCTTGAAAATTGGGATGATTTAGCTAAACAAACCAGAGGAGTAAAAACTTGGGCAGAAACTACCCAAAGCGCAGAAAGATCATCTAAAACCATAGAAACATTTATGAAGACTCCTAAAGGTAAGGCGTTTAATGCCGAAGAATTAAAACGATTAGATATGGTGGCCGGCGGTAAGGCGGAAGAAGTAGCTCAATTAAAAGATCTAATTTATTTGAAAGGACAAAATAACACTGAAAATTTGCTTAAACTGCAACAAGCGACAATAGAACAGGCTGGATTACAGCAGATTCAAATGGGCGCAAGAGCGGAAGCTGGCAGAACTTTAAATATTCTAAAATCTACTTCTAAAGCTCTACAGACAAAAGATGAAGCAATGATGAATAAAGTATTAAAATCACTTGGTGGTAGAGAATTTACAGAAGATATGGCAAAAAAACTTGCTTCTTTTGACCCGACTGATACAGAAGGAATTTATGATTTTATCAGAAATCTGCATAAACCAAAATTTACTGATTATATAGAAGAATTATGGTATAATTCTATTTTGTCTGGACCAATTACACATTTACGCAATATAATCGGCAATACTACCAATTTAGCATTTGAAACTGCGGCTCAACCTATTTCTGTCATTGGTAAAAAGGGTGCTGTGAAAGAATCTATTAACACTTTTGTCGGTGGATTTAGGGGATTACAGGAAGGTATTAAAAAAGGTCTATATGCCTTACAGCACGGATATAAAGCGGAATCAGCGGCAATGTTGGAAATAAGAAGGCCACAAGCAATAAAAGGGAAATTAGGAACTATTGTCAATCTGCCAACAAGATTATTAACTGCCTCAGATGAAATTTTTAGGTCAGTCTTTAAAAGTCGTGAATTGTGGGGGAAGGCTACAGAGATAGCTCAAAAAGAAGGATTAAAAGGTACTGCATTAAATAATAGAATAGCTGAACTTATTAAAAATCCAACAATAGAAATGATGGAAGCAGCTAATAAATATGGCGCAAGGGGAGTATTCCAAACCGCACCAGATAAAGCAACGGCTGCTTTGTCTGATTTAACCAATTCTTTTAAACCAACTAAATTTGTCATTCCTTTTATTCAAACCCCTTCTAATATTATGAAGCAAGGATTGGAAGCAGGCCCATTAGGATTTCTCAAATTAGGAAGAGAAACAATCAGAGAAAGAAATATGGCTATTGCCAGAGCTACACTCGGTTCATTAACATTAGCGGGGTTGGCAACTTATGCTATGCAAGATAGAATCTCTGGTAGTGGTAGATCATTGGATGCAGCAGAAAGAGATGCCCTATATCGAACTGGCTGGCAACCGAACTCAATCAAAATAGGCAATAAATGGTATTCTTACCAAAATATTAATCCTGTTAATATTCCTTTATCAATGGTCGGAAATGCCTACGAATTATACAAGAAAAAAGAGAAAGCAATAGAAAGTAAAGATATTGCAGAGATTGCCTTTAAAGTAGGTAATAGTTTATTAGACCAAAGTTATTTACAAGGAATCAGTAATCTATTTAATGCATTAGATAGTCCAGAACAAGAAGGATTAAATTGGTTCAATAGAACAGTATCATCATTCGCTTCACCTGGGATTGTCAGTCAAACAATGAGATTATTTAAACCAGAAATTTACAAAACAAAAACTTTGCCCGAGATGCTCAAACAAAGATATGGAGTTACTGAAGGGTTGATACCAAAACGAAATGCTTTTGGAGAACCGATAACAGGACAAAGAGCAACTGGTATTCCATTTTTTCCAACTACAGAACAAGTCAGTCCATTAGAAGATATATTAAGAAAAGCAGGAGTGGATATTGGTTTTCCTTCAACAAATATTGCTAAGACAAAATTATCACCAGAGGAATATGATCAATATTTAGAGCAATCTGGCCAAGCTATTAAGAAAGAATTAGAAGGAAGAATAGGTTATTTAAGAGAATTGTCTCCATCTGAATTAGAAGATGAGGTTAAGAAAATTGTAGATAATAATAGAAAAAAAGTAAGAGAAAGATTATTTAAGAAATATTATAAAAAATAATTAAAGTATTCTTTTCCAAGGATTGAGTCCAAGAAAAAGTCCACAAAGAAATATGAGTAAAGCAAAGGGAAAGAGATCAGATTCATTAAAAATAACAAATAAAATTATAATCACAATTAGAGATATGATAATCAATAAGATATTTTCTTTAATTGCCTGCCGCCATTTGTTCATATTCGCACCTTAACTTATTTTAATTAACCAATTTACTACTTGCTGCCAATACCCCCCTTCCCCATCAGGTTTGACGGAGAAGGTGAGACTGCCGTTTTTACTGGGCTACTTAAAAATTCTTTTGACAAGTTTTCTACTTTATAAGTTTCATTCTGGATGATTTCCAACTTAGATTTCGTAACATTAACTTGTAAATGCTAAAAGAGAATTCCGAGCTTCAGGTGCTTCTTTAAAGTCGTTTCCCAGTCTGTGAGAGCCAGCTTAGTAGTCAACCCCTACTCTCACATTCTCCTACGACTTGCTAAACCGAGTTCTTCTCTTGTTAGCGTATTAAAAAGGCTCGCATGTTAGCTGTGAGCCGACCATGCGAGCCAATTTCCTGAAGCTCGTACGAACTTCTCACAGCTAACTAAATTTTCATAATTTATTATATCACAAACATAAATTTTTGTCAAGTGATGTATAATCATTTAGAAAGGAAAAAATGGAATTAGAACAAAGTGTCGTGCCAAAAGTCGAAAAAGAGAATCCCTCAACATTAGAGATTTCCGAACACCTAATCCCGGCAATTAAGGATTGGGATGTGGGGAAGTCTTACATCGTCAAACTTTCGGTTGAGATGGTTTCAATCAATAAAGGAAATATGTATAACCCCAATCAAAAAGAAGAAGTCCGGGCTTCTTTTCACGTTTTAGGCGGACAAGCGATTGAAATGGATGGTAAAAGCCACGGTAACGAAGAAATGGATAAAAAGGTAAATAAGAAGGGTGCTTTTATAAGAGCGGTCGCGAATGTAGCCAAAGAATATATGGAGGATTAAATGGGTCTAAGATTTAGCACTGGTGCTAACGGCGATGTTGATACAACTGCCGAACAGTTGATCACAACCAGTATTGCGCCAAGTGTAGGGATACTTATTAAGGCATCTAATACTAATACAGGAATAATTTATGTGGGGGGGGCTGGGGTTACGGCGGGGACGACTGACGCCACTGATGGATTTGAGTTAAACGCTGGAGAATCTTTGATGGTCGAAGGACGAGATGCCGATGAGATTTATGTTATAGCTTCTGCGAATAATCAAAGATTATCGTTTTTGGTCATCTAAAAGATAATTATGAAATATTTAAAAGGAAACTTTTAATTATGCCACGACACGAATCACAAAAAGGAATCTCCCAATCCGCCGCCGATGCTTTATATCTTGGTATATTAGCCAAAGCCGCTGATTCTGATTTATTAGACGGAACAGATTCGGCCGCTTTTTCGCAGTTTCTTTCCGAGACTTTATTCTTCGGCGACGGTTCGGATAATGATGTTACCGCTTCAAGCGGTTCTTTAACAAGGACAATGTTTTATAATAATCTGACTGTCCCCAATGGGGTTACCTTAAACACGGCAGGATATAGGATTTTTGTTAAAGATACTTTAACCGTTGCAAGTGGCGGGAAGATACAATGGACGCCTAATAATGGCGGGAATAGCACTACCTCTGGGGCTGGAGCCGCAGGTGCGGTCTTAACAACGACTGACCTTGCCGCTGGCGGAGCGGGAACGGCTGGAGCGGCTGGAGCAACAGGTGCGGGAGCGGCGGCGACTCAACCAACCGCTGCAACGGGCGATGGCGGAGATGGGGGGGGTGGTGGTGCTGGTGCCGCCGCTAATGAAGGTGGTTATGCTGGCGGAACAGCGGGTGCTTATAGGGCTGAAACAGTTAGGAAATTAAGGACTTTATACGGTATGTTAAAATATGGAGTTTCAACTGTTATCTCTGGTGGAACTGGGGGACGGGGTGGTTCGAGTGGTGGTGGACACGGAGGTACAGCTAAGGGTGGTGGGGGCGGGGGCGGTGGTTCTGGTGCTGGAACGGTTGTCATCTTTGCCAAAAATATTGTCAATGCAGGGACGATTACTGTCCCAGGCGGTAATGGAGGCAATGGTGGAGTAGGAGATGGAGAATCTTACGAAATATCTACTGGTGGTGGTGGAGGCGGAGCTCCGGGTGGTGGCGGAATACTCTGGTTGGTTTATAAAACTCTTACAAATACAGGGACAATATCTGCTCCTGCTGGGTCGGTTGGAACAGGCGGAGATGGATGGGGTGCTGGAGGAGTGGGTGATAATGGCACGGTAGGCAATGGGGCAGGAACGGGGGGAGGAACAGTCTTAAAGTTTAATTTAACAAACGGTACATTTGAATAAAAGGAGTATTTTATGCCAAACTTGCTTTGTGAAATTTGTGGAAAAATTGTAGGTGTCACTAATGTTAAAACCGAGAAAAGCGGAATGGTTTGTCCTAAGCATACCCAAGAAGAAATCAATACTTTTTACGGGATTAAACCCGAGATCAAGTTAGAAGATTTAAAGGTAGATATTGATACTATCAAAACGGCAATCACGGCTATAAATAATAAGATAGGAGTTAAATAAGATGAGACCAACATTTAGAGAATTAGTTTCAGGGATTATTGCCATTATTATAATTGTCGGTGGCGGATTGATGATTGTCTTTGGGCACGATGGAGAAGTAAAAGCCCTAATCGGTTTAGTGGTGGGATTTTATTTTGGACAATATATACCCATTCCAAAGAAGGGAAAATGACCCCTGAACAAGGTTGGGCTTTAATTTTCATTATCTTTGTCGCCTGCCTTTGTGGTATAATATATAGGTGGATTAAATAATGACCTCTTATTCGCAAAAAGACCCAAGATGGAAATATAAAACATTTAGCCCAGCCAATTTAAGCATTGGTTCCTATGGTTGTTTTCTGACTTCACTTGCTTGTCTTATAGATAAAGAACCGCCAGAAGTGGCAAGAATTTTAGACGACCATAATTGCTTCGATAGTCAAGGATATTTAGATTCTGCTTGTGCGGCTGGAACTTTGGGATTGGAGTATAATGGTAAAACTACCGACATAGAAGAAGCGATAAACTTTTTGAATACTTGACAACCAAATAAAAAAGTGTTATACTTTAGATATGAAAATATGTAAAAAGTGTAACAAAAAATTACCATTAACCGATTTTTATGCTAATACAGAATACAAAGATGGATATATTGGAATTTGTAAAAGCTGTCATTCTTTTGAAGCAAAAAAAAGATACTCTGTAAACAAAGAGATAATAAAAGAAAAATCTAAAAAGTGGTACAAAAAAAATCGTGAATCTGCATTAGAACGAATAAAAAGTTCCTATGATTATGAGAAAAAAAGAGAATATGACATTGTTTATAAAAAAAAGTTAGAGGTTATAATCAGAAATATGTATTTATGGATTGGATATAGGATTAAAAAAGATGATACATATAAAAAAAGAAAATTGTTTTTTACTTTCGAGGAGTTTAAAAAAATAGCAGAAAAATCAGATAGTTTAATAAGGATTTATAAAAATTGGGTCAAAGGTGGATTCAAGTATAAGTACAGACCGACCCTTGATAGGATAAACAATGATAAGAATTATACTCTTAAAAATATACAATTTATCACTGGAAGCGAAAATTCTAAAAAAAGATGGAAAGATTACAAAAAGGATAAGTTAATATGAAAAATGATGGTTGGATAATTGCTGAAACTAATTTTTACAAAGATAAAAACTATCCTCAACATTTTTTTTGTTTGAATCTTGACACAGGAATGATAATTGACCCTTTAATCTATCCATCTTTAATCACAGTAAATAATTACAATATAAAATCATTTAGGTTATTTAGACCGAAAGGAGAAACTATGACTGGGTTCTCGGATTCAAATATGGAGTTAATCGTCGAAAAAACTTTGCGAAAACAACGAGAAATAAGTCTCGGTAAAGTTGATGAGGCGGGACTCAAAGCCGATGTCGCCTCGGCGATGGCTAAAATCAAGAATGGTAATGTCGATGTCTTGGCTGATATTCTGATTAACTATTCGAAGGCGAAAGACAATACTTGGATGAAGAAAAAAGATTGTAATATACCAGAGCCAGTCTGCCCAGATTGCGATTGCTCAAAAGAAAAAGCAATCTCTACTGAATTTGAAAAGAAATTGAGCGAGTGTGAGAAGGCTTATAAGGATTTACAAGTTAAAGCTGAAAATCAAGAAGAAACAAAACGAAAACAAAAAGAAAACTGGGATAATTTTATCAAGGTTCAAAAAGAAAGAGATGTCGCCGAAAAGAAAATCAAGGATTTAGAAAATGAGCAGATTTTAGAGATGCAAGAACACGAAAAAGCTTTAAAAATTGCCGATAAAAGAATAAAAGATTTAGAGGCAAGTTTAAAGTCTCAGCAAGAGAAAACCTCGAGCGGAATTGATTATTATTCTGCCAGTCAGTTAATTGCTTTAGGATTACGAAAGTTTTTAGGGATAAAATGAAAATCATCAAATGGTTCAATGCCATATTCTTGGGCAGATTAAAATGTAAATGCGGAGAATGGATAAAATGGAGTCAGAATTGGGGGAAGTGGGAGATATGCGAAAGATGTAAATATAATCCTAATTATAAGGAGTAAAATGATAAATCTCGGATATAAATTAGAAATTAAAAAAGATGGACAGGACTATTTAGTAATGAAACAACTGCCAACGAAAAAAATTGATAAATTTCCGATTGCTCGGTTAAAATCTTTCGAAGAGGCCGAGAAGCTGGTGAAAAGAATGAAGGAACGACAGAAAGATTTAGGATTCTAAATGCTGAAGGATTGGCGTAATAACGCCTTTGGTTTGCAAAGATGACAACTTGGTTAATTACCTTTAAAGCAAACCGAGAATACAAGGGTCGAGAGTCCCGTTATGGATGCTTAGTCAAGCTAAAAAACCATACAAAATACAGAGTGAGAGGCTCTGCCTTCAGCACTTAGCACCTTAAGAAGGGAGTGATGGGATTGTCGCTTTACAGATTTTTGAAGAGAAGACAACTGATTTATCAGAACTTTATCCGAAGAAGAAAACGGCACATCAAGGGTAGAGGAGGCAAAAAAAATGTCACTTTGGGAAGAATCCCAAAAAGCACTGCCCAGAAATTCTGATTACTGGACACTGGTGACAGTGCTGATGAAGAAAAAGCACTTCCATATTCGCTTGCCATCTCTCGAATCAGTTTTGCATTTTGCCAAGATGGCAGGAAGCAAGAATATATATGTCAAAGTTGGCAAACCGAATAGGATGTTGCTTTTGCTCTGACTATCTGTCTGATTTTGGCTGGCGGTTAAGACGGCTGTGGCACAATGCCACACTTACCAATCGGTATTAGTCAATCCCGCCAGCCACCTTTTTGAAAATGTATAAAATAAATACAATTTTACAAGGAGATACTTTAAGCACCTTAAAAACTTTACCAGATGAATTTGTTGATACAATAATTACCAGTCCACCCTATTATGGTTTGAGAGATTATGGCACAGCTAAGTGGGAGGGTGGAGATTCCGATTGCCAGCACTTTAGAGATGAAAAATCTAAAAATGCTAATACTGGACAACGAAATGTTGAAGGCGGTATTGGCGATGGTATTTACAGAGAAATCTGCGGTAAGTGTGGTGCTAAACGCATTGACCAACAGCTCGGTCTTGAAAAAACCCTTGATTTGTATCTTAACAAAATGCTTTTAATCACGGGTGAGCTAAAACGAGTTCTTAAAAAGACGGGAGTTATGTTTTGGAATCACGGGGATAGTTATGCTTCAGAAGGAAGTTTGGAGACAGGGTTTTGGCACGGAGATAATCCTGGTAAAAATAGATTATCCAATGACGAATATAGTGGACGAAGTCGGGTAGCAAGAGGAAGTTATCCAGCGAAATCCCTTCTTCTTCAAAACTACCGCCTCGTAATTAAAATGATAGATGACCAAGATTGGATTTTGAGAAATTCGCTAATATGGTGGAAGCCGAATTGTATGCCCTCCTCCGTCAAAGATAGATTTACGGTTGATTACGAGCCTGTTTTCTTTTTCAGTAAGTCCAAGAAGTATTGGTTTGAGATGCAGTATGAGGCATTTGAAACAACAACCGATATGGCAAAAAGGGAAACGATGAGAGTTGGACTTACTCATAAAGCGGCGGTTAGAGATTGGCAGGGCGGAATGAATGAGAGGGGTAAAGATGCAGTAATGCAAATTCACTTAGATAGGGGTCGCAACAAACGCTGTGTCTGGAAGATACCAACTCAAAGTTTTAAAGAAGCCCACTTTGCCACCTTCCCCGAAAAACTGATAGAGCCGATGATTAAAGCGGGGTGTCCCGAGTTTATCTGTAAGAAGTGCGGGAAGGCGAGGGAGAAGATAATGGTTACCGAAAGACCGCCTGATTACAATCCAAGTTCGCAAGACCCAAGAAATAAAGGTAGAGGTGAGATGTCTCATCATCGACCACTAAAAGAAATTTTTGATGTCGCATTAAGAAGTAAGCGAATTGATAAAGGTTATTCTGATTGTGGGTGCAACGCTGGTTTCGATGGAGGAATAGTCCTTGATCCCTTTATGGGAAGTGGCACGACTGGAGTTGTCGCCAAGAAGTTAGGCAGACGCTGGATCGGAATTGAACTTAATCAATCTTACATAGATATGGTGAATAAGCGAATAAGTGAGATACCTGAAAAATTGTTTTAGGGGACTTTCTTGGGATAGCTGAATCAGCGTGACTATTTGGCTATCCCAATGGAAGGAGTTTTCGCCTATGTGTATTGCGAGGGCGTGGCTGAAAATTCTGTTCTTACTGATAATGGTCGCTCAGATAAGTTACGCCAATGCAAAGACAGGGGTCGAAACAAAAATAAAAATGGTTCAAGGTCAACTGGTGATTCCTGATAGGATTGTCAGAATCGAATCGGGAATATCAAGGTATGATGAAGACCAAATTGCTCTTTCAAAAGTGGGGCAGGTAAAGGTGATTAGTCGGGACAATCGTCAGTGCGTTCCTTTTGTCCGAGAGAAATCGGGTAAGTCCGTTTATGGCTTGGCGAAACTTAATCCGATTAACTCCGCTTATCCTGAAATAGGGGCGGTGGTTAAAACGAATGAGTCGTGGACGGGTCATCTTGCTTGGGTAGTTGATGAAAGTATGTCAACTATCACTATCAGGGAAACTAATTTTAGGTCGGGACTTCAAACCCAGAGAACGCTTTTAAGAAGCGATGGTCGAATTCTCGGATTTATAATATAAGGAGAATTTATGAAATCACCATTAACACGAGCTCTTCTTAGATTGGTTCGTGTAGCGGTATCTATCTTTATTGCGGGGCTAATCGCCACTTATTCGGGCGAAACTTGGTGGCTGGCTTTAGCGCCTGTAATTAGTGCGTTCTTCAAATATCTGCGTGATACTATCGGACTTGATTTGTATATTGTTTAGTATATAATTCAAAAAGTTGCAACAAACAAAACCTACTCTTGTCTATTTGAACTGATAGTTTTTAGAAGTTCGTAGGAATAGGAAGAGTGGGTTTTTGGTATGATATAATTAAACTATGAAAGACGAAACAAAATATATGAGTCAGTGTCCTGAATTTAGTGGATGTTCTTCACCTAAATGTCCGCTTGATCCACTAATAAATAAAAGAGTCCGATACAAAGAAGACACAGAATGTATTGCTCAACAAAAGACACGCTATGATATAGGTAAGACTTCAACACTTAGATATAGAGGACTTTTTAGAAGAGAATGGAATGACTTTATTTATGGCTGGGGCAAGTTAATTCCAAGGGGCAAGAAGAGGCATTAAATATGCCTCTACAAGCCATTCTACTAATTTTGTTAGGGTTGGATTAGAATTAGAACCCTTTTTGTGTAATGTAGTATAATATAGACAAATAGCCTGGATTTGCCCCTCCCTGCTAGGCTATTTTTTACAAGGCACTTGACAAAAGATTTAAAGTGTGATAGGATATAAATATGATGAGAGTAATCATCCACAATTTAAAAAATATTGTGTTGCGAGAGAAATCTCGTGATTACTCTATATCATCTAAAGAAGTCCCACCTATCAATTTAGGAGGGCTTTTTTAGTTAGTCGTGCCACTAACCACCGATAGGCGTGATGAGCGACTTTAAACAATTTGATCACAAGTTCGGGACACACGGATACCTTAACCTCATAACTTGTCGTTTTAAAAACCTCACTTGGCCAAATACAAGTAAAAACATATTTGGCTGGAGAAGGACACTCATAAGTTAAAGGGAAGGACAACGGCTGGACAAGTGGGGGTAACCTTATTGCGTATTACATAGTAAACAAGGAGGTTTTATGGACAAGTGGCCGGTAAGAAGTTTAAGAATTGATGACGATTTATGGTATGAAGTTGTTATTGCGGCGGCTAAACAAAAAAGTTCTACAAGTGAGTTTATTAGACAAATAATAATAGCGTATTTAGGAGGTGGAGGTGGGAAAATATCCGAATAGTTCTATCCACGCCAAGTATTCAGATTTTCATATCAAAGAAATAGCACCCTATTGTTCTATGACAGATATTGATAGGATTTGGGTTGAGTGTCGAAAGAATAAAATAGTTGCTTTTATAGATTTGAAGTATTTTGGTGAAGATACAATAACTGAAACAGAAAAAATAGTTTATAGAGAACTAAAGAAGATTGCTCCAGTTTATTTTGTTTATTTAAATTATGGTTTTGATAAATTTATCGTTTATGAATATGGGACTAAAAATAAAAACGAGTTTTCAAAAGAGCAATATATTAACTGGGTTCAGGAATTAGGAGGTAAAATTGAAACAGAACCAAGCTGGGATTATATCTTATCAGACATCAATTAAAGAGATTGTTGTTGGGATTAACAGGTTCGCTAAAAGCACTTTTGATTTAGGAAGATTTGTTTATGAGGAGGTAGAAAAATTACACAATACTTATAATACACCAAAAGAACAAATTTACAGAGATTTAGAAACTCACCCGGATTTAGAGTATGAGGCAAGCTCCTTGAAAAAGATTTATTTGACCATTGCCAATTTTCCTGAATTGAGAGATGGTCGGTCAACCGACCAGTTATCTTTTTGGCACTATGAAGCTCTTATGCAGGCAAAATTGCCAATTAGTAAAAAGAGAGAATTAAAGGAGTTGGCTGAAGAAAAACATATGCCACAAGCAGAATTAAGACGACTTATCGCCCAGTCAAAAGAAGAGATAAAAAAAGATTGGCCCGATTGGCTCCAGTGGCAAACTGACTGGCATTTTCCTATTTGCGACTCACGATTTGGACAACCATACCCGGGTCGTATACCGGGCCAGATATTACTCAATTTACTACACTTTTATACCAAAGAAAATGATTTAATAGTATCTGTTTTTGGTGGTTCTGGCACAGATATTGACGCTTGTAAGTATATGAATAGAAGGTGTGTTGCTTTTGATTTAAACCCTCAAAGAAAAGAAATTATTAAACACGATATTACAACTGGGTTACCTTTAAAAAATAATTCTGTTGATTTTATCTTTTTTGACCCACCTTATTTTGACGCTAAAAAAAATCAATATACTCAAGAAAAAACAGATTTATCACAATTAGAATATGAGGATTTTATCGCTGTGATTGAGAATTTGGCTGTAAGTTCTGCTAAAAAGCTAAAAGTGGGGAGATATGCTGGATTTATTATTGGCAACAATCCCGGCTACAGCGAGCATCAATTTATTGATTTAGGTTTTGATTGTTACCAGATATTTAAAAAGTATTTTGAACCAGTCCAAAGAATTGTAGTTTCTTATTGTGGTAACCAATCAAATCATACGGCTACTAATATAGAAAACGCTCGAAAGAATAAATTTATGTTAGCAGGATTTAGGGATTTATTTATTATGAGAAAGGTTTAACTATGGACTCTCTAAAAAACTTGTTAGCTAACAAACACCTGACAAAAAAACCAACAAACAAACTATGGCTTTTAAGTAGCGAAATAGCAGAAGTAACAAATTCAAATCCAAAACGGTGGTTAAGACTTTGTAAAACAAAATTTGACTTTATGTATAGGAAATTGGCTGAATTTAAGGAAATTATAGAGCAAGCCAGAAGCAAGCAACAGAAAATAAATTGTAAGATTAGTTTGTTTTTATGGACACTTAGAAGATGATTAAAAAACTCCAAGTGAAAAAACGACTTTATTTTATATCAGATGACTATCCTCACTGCCTTTTTTATAAGTATGAGCGACAGATATGGGATAAAAAGAATGAATGTTTTGATGAGGTGCCAAAAGAAGAAGATGGCAAATTCTCGATTAGGAATAGACATATATACGGTGAATTGGAGATGAATTTATGACCAAATTAAAACTCAAAAAAATCTATGAAGATAAGAATATAACTTCCTGTGAACTTTACTTGCCTCACAACTGCTGGCGTTATAGCGGACTTTCGTTCGCCCACAAAAGGAAGCGAAGATATTATTTAGGTCGCAAGGATTTATGGACTTTTAACGAGACAATTTTGACTTGTCCACTGGCACATCATCTACTGGAATACGGCGACAAGGAACATACGGGGAGGGAATTGACGGGGATTGTATTTAAAAAACTGCGGGGGGCTTGACAAACTCTTAATAGGGGCTGTGGATAACCTTTAGATAATAGGTTGGAGTATGGGGACTTGACAAAAATATATAAGTATGTTATAATATTTTTGAGGTAAAAAATGAAAGAAAGAAAAGTAATAATGTTCAATTTGCCAAAGGAAATTGTTGATAAGCTGGATAGATTGGCAAAATCAGAAAACCGCAATCGTAGCAATATGATTGAAACACTAATTCTAAAAGAACTGCAAAACAAAAAGGAGAGGTTTAATGAAAAGACTACTTAAATTGTTAATCTATTCTTTAATCACTGTCGGGTTACTTTATATGTTTTATTTTGTAAACAAATATCAAGAAGTTAAAAAATATAATGATAATATTTGTCAAAACATCTATGGATTAACAACAAATTGTGATAAGGAAAAATAATGGCTAAAAGCTCAACATCTTTTAAAAAGGGTCATTTACCCTTAAAAGGAATGCTCGGTAAACATCATTCTAATGAATCTAAAAGAAAAATAAGTAAAGCTCATAAGAATAAAAAATTATCAGAAGAATGGAAAAAGAAAATTAGTGAATCTCACAAAGGGAAACCAAGTCCGATGAAGGGTAAAAAACATTCTAAAGAAACAAAAAAGAGAATTGGGTTAGCCAGTATGGGACATAAAGATAACTTAGGACGAAAACATACAGAGGAAACGAAAAAAAAGATGAGACAATCTGCTCGACGGGGGATATTGAATAATTTATGGAGGGGTGGAATATCCTTTGAACCCTATACAATCAATTGGACACAAACCTTAAAAAGAAGTATCAGGGAACGAGATAAATATACTTGCCAAATATGTGGAAACTTACAAGGAGACTGGGTCTTTGATATTCATCATATAGATTACGATAAGAAAAATTGTAATCCAGAAAATCTAATTATGCTTTGTCGTCCTTGCCACGCCAAAACAAATCATAATAGAGGTTATTGGATAAAATACTTTCAAAACAAGGTGATAAAAACTGCAATTTAAAACAAAAAGGAGGAGAACATTTATACATTTAAGGGCATCGTCGTCGCCCTAACAATCGTCTCGGGTATCGCAGTAAATCTAAATACTGAAATCCAAAAGATGACCCAAAACTACCAGAAAGCACCTTCACAAGTAATCGTCTATGGACAAGCCAATCCCAACGAAGTCCAGTGTCTAAAAGATGTAACTAACAACACGGTTCAGTGCTACAAAGTTTCCGTTTCGGCCCCCTCCGAACAGAAGCAAGACACTCGAGCCAAACAGATTGATGATTGGCTTTACCAAAAAACCAAAGGCAAGTCGCCAATGGTCGGGCTTGGCTCAAAATATGTCCAAGAAGCCGATGAGCACGGGATAGATTGGCGACTTTTACCGGCGATTTCGTTTGCCGAATCAACTGGGGGCCTGCACGCTTGCAAAAACAATGCTTGGGGGTGGGCTTCCTGCAAGATCGGATTCGGCTCTTACGAAGAAGGCATCGCAGTAATTACACAAAAATTAAGCGAATTGCCTATTTATGCTGGCAAAGGGACCTTTGGCAAGTTATATGCCTATAACGGAAGCGTCCGATTCGATTATATCGCCGAAGTAATGGGTTATATGCAGGAAATCGGTTGACAATTAGAAGCCCCAAGGGAAGGCTTGGGGCTTCGCCTTGGCTGGTTTGACTGGTCGGAAGTGGTGAAATTCCCTTCCGCCCATCACAAGCCAGCCATAGCGAGGTTTAAATGGAATGGCAAGAACCCAAAATCTATTGGCAACGACGATTAGACGCCGCTTTAAATGTGCCCAAAACAAGGAATTATCACGATGACAGAGAAAAGCAGTTATGGGAAGAAGAGGTCGAACTCTGTCAAAAAAAACTTAAGGAATTAGAGGAAAAATGAAAGTAAAAGTCAAGAAAATTGATTCAACTAAAGACATTACTACTAAAGATGGACGAACACTTAAAAAGACCACCTTTTTAAGCGAAGACGATCAAATCCTTAACACTTTTAGTTCAGTTGAGGTTGGCCAAGAGTATGAGGGAGATATTAAAGAAGATAACTTCGGCAAGCAGTTTACTAAAATAAAAAGTGGCGGATTTCGTTCAACCTTCAGTCCAGAATATTTAGAAAAGAAAAATGAATTAAATGCAAGACAGACAGCGCTTAATAACGCGGTGGCAATGGCAGTAGGACGCTTAACCGCTAACGAAAATATTGAAAAAGGTGCAGAAATTAAGCAAGCAGAAGTTTATTTAAAATGGCTGAAGGGCGGAAAAGTTAATGGAAGTTCTACTAAACCGAAAGAAGAAGAGCCAAACGAACCCGTTAAAGTTGTTGAACAAACAGACGAAGAAGAAAAACCAAAAGATGATATTGATATTAACAAGGTGATGGAAGACGAACCGCCTTTTTAAGTTGGAGTTGCGGAAATCGTGCTGGTCGGCGGGCAACTGCATACCAGCACGACTCCGAGAGGCTAACCAAAGACAATGCCAAAGAAATCTTGCCGGAGCTTTGGATTGAGATAAATAGGTTGATGAGAAATAATGAGGAGGAGAAATGAAGAAAACAATAATTAAAGGAGGTCTTCGATGTGTCAAGCATTTTCAGCGTTAGTAACTAAATCTAAAAAAGTCTATTGGCAAGCAGGTATTGATTCCCACGATGGCTTAGTGGAGAAATTTAAGAAAAAAGACAAAGAACTCAAAGACGATAAATTACCGCCTAAGAATACTTTTGCCAGAATAGAAGTACCACCAGCGAATAAAGATTACCTCAATCCTGATAGGTGGGTTTATCAAATTGACGAGAAAGTTAAACCTGAGTGGTTGGACAAAACCTACAAACCTTTTTGTATGGTAGCGTTTAGAAAGTGGAAGAAACAGATTTATACTTTTGATATTAAGGAAGCCAGAAATCCAATCAATCCTTTAAAAATTAAACCCCCCAAGATTACGCAGAAACATATAGACCTGTTAAGGGCTTGGGCTTCGGTCAGGGATTCGGTCTGGTCTTCGGTCTGGGCTTCGGTCGGGGATTCGGTCGGGTCTTCGGTCGGGGATTCGGTCTGGTCTTCGGTCAGGGCTTCGGTCTGGTCTTCGGTCTGGGCTTCGGTCGGGGATTCGGTCGGGGATTCGGTCTGGTCTTCGGTCTGGGCTTCGGTCGGGGATTCGGTCGGGGATTCGGTCTGGTCTTCTGTATGGTCTTCGGTAGGGGATTCTGTCGGGGCTTCTGTCTG